CTCATCTTTTTTTTTCAACTTCATTGTTTTTACTCCCACACCAACCATACTTACATAGCAAATACACGATTTTTATTTTTGTTTTTCTTTTTGTACTTTTTATTTGGGCCGAAAAGACCCGTGAAGAAATTTTTATTCTTTTTCTCCGGACCAAAGAAGTCCGTTAAGAAGGAACGTGGCGCTTGAAAGCCACCACCAACATACTCAGCTCCGTCCAGAGCCACGAGCGCATTACCTGCTTGTTTCGTCACATCCATTGTCGGCGGATCCTTCGCAGCAGTTGCTGCAGGGTACGCAAACGACGGTGGATTACTAAGCGGGACAGGCATCGAGGGACTGGCATCAAATCGGGCTGGCATCACAGCTGGCGCAAAGCCGGTCACATCAGGCGTCTTCCTGGCCGTGGCGTTATTGGGGTAATAAGAATCACCCCGTTTAAAGTAAGTGCCAGCAGGAGCATTAGCCGCACGAAACGGTTCATCTCCACTGCTCATTTTTACACCACCAGAGCCACGCAGATTCGGGCGCCTACCAGCCCTGTTCACATACAGGACCGCATCACCTATCATCCGCGGAACGAAAGACATTCCACGAGTAGCCTCGTAGTAGTCCAAATCAGCCAAATCAAGGCACTCATCACTACGACAGTAGAAATACTCTGCGTCGTGTTTCCGTGAGAGCACATCAACTTTGCTTTTAGGACGGCTCTGACCATCGGCGACCGACCTCTGAATCTTACCATCCGACCACCAAGGGCCAGTATAGTTGTCAACAAATGGGAAATTCCAATCAGGCAATTCATTCATTTTACGCCACCTTCCTCCTCTTTCTTACACAGAAATACATAGAAAACAATACAACATGAGAATTTAACGTCTTCTCAGGACGTGGCGTAGACGCCTAGTAGTCATCAACCATCTCACAACCCAACACCTTATACCGGTACTGCGACCGCGTCTTAAGGTGACACAATGGGAAGTGTTCTGGATGCTCCTTTCGAAGTTCGCGGAACATTCGGCTAAAAAAGTCGAATTTGGGATTGTCCCACGCAAAGTTCATCATGTGGCTGGAGATCGCTCCCGCGAGGTCCTCGAGCTTCACGACCCGGAGCTTCATCACATGCTTCGTGAAACGCTCGGGCCGGTAAGTCCAAAGGCCATCTTTCAGATGAAACCTGGTGC